ATCGCAAACCTAGAGGCGCATGAGCGCGAGTGCGCGGCTCGCTACGAAGAGATAAACCGCCGCTTGGAATCAGGCGGCAAAAAGATGGATCGGCTGGAATTGATGCTCTGGGGTATGTACCCCGTCATTTTCGGCACGGTCATAGCAACGAAGTTTTTAATTTAGGAGGCCCGTATGAGTGAGGGCAACATTTCTCTTCCGCAGTGGAGTCTAGGATTGGCAGCTGGCGCGGTATCGCTGGCCGTTGCTTGGGGGGTTTTGCAGTCAAACGTAGCCCACGCCACGGAGCAGCGCGAACGCATTGAGCAAGTGGCTAAGGAGGCTATCGAGAACAGCCAAAAAAACGGGCAAGCGATAGCGGTGACGGACGCCAAGCTGGAAGCGATTGTCGCGAGCCTAGAGAAGCAAGAGCAGATCAGCGCGAAAACGAACGAGCAGATCAGTGTGTTGGTGCAGGCGCTTCTGAAGTCCCAAGACTAAGTTATGACCCTGCACGCCCCAATCTCTACTGCGATCTGCGCGAGTACAAAATGCTCGCGGAGATTCACCCGCCTGCTAAGCGGAAGGCGGTAGCGATGGATTGGCTGTCTTTCAACTTTCAGCGATGCAGTTTCGGCGCAAAGGTGTTTGTGCAGAACCAAGGCCCGCTGACTTTAGGCACTGCCTGGGACAGTGAGGTCTACCAGCTGACCATCGATCTACAAGCACCAAAAGAAAAAGCCACACAAGCAATTCGCAGAAAGAAGGTGCTGTAGTGGGCGAGACGATGCTCATTTTTATGATGGTCTGTGCAGAGAAGGGGAATCTGGAGAAGCCGATTGCTAACGAGGCGTTTCAGACTTTAACCGGATGCTTGGATTACGCGGTCAGTCTGAATTGCCAGAGCGTGTACAAGCTAAACGGCGTTTGCGTGCAGGGGCAGAACAGGTTTTACGAGTGCCACTGCAGACCTAGAACGATAAGGCGCAGCGAGGCTGGGGCTACGATCTTATTTCGTGATCCTGAAACAGAGACCGAAGACTGATGGCTTTGCTCGGCACCCTCCTCGGCCCTGTAACCGACCTTGTTGGTGGCGTAATAAAGAATCGTCAAGAGATCGGTAAGGCGAAGCAAGCGGCTAAGCTCGAACAGATTAAGAGCGGCGCTGAGTGGGAAAGCAAAATGGCTGATGCGTCAAGCAACAGCCTGAAAGATGAGTTTTGGACGCTAGTGTTGAGCGTGCCGATTTTTATGGTCGGTTACGCAATTGCTGTTAACGATGCGAGCGTAATTGAAAGAGTCGAACAAGGATTTAGCGCGTTATCAAACTTGCCAGAGTATTACCAATATCTGCTCTTTATCGCTATCTCAAGCAGCTTTGGCATTCGTGGCGTAGACAGATTGATGAGCCTGAGAAAGAAATGAGCCAGCAACTGATCGACATGTTGAAAAGACACGAAGGCGTAGAGCACTTCGCGTATGAGTGCAGCCAGTCGAAGGTGACTGTGGGCTGTGGTCGCAATATAGACAGAGATGGCGGTCTTGGGCTGAGCGATGACGAAATTGATTACTTGCTCCAGAACGACATCAAAAGATGTCGTGATGAGCTAAACAATGAGTACACATGGTTTAAGCGATTAGACGCTGTTCGGCAGGACGCCATCATCGACTTGTTCTTTAACCTTGGTGCAACTCGGTTCAGACAATTCAAAAAAGCAATCGGTTACTTAGAAAGCGACGACTACATAATGAGCGCAGCAGAGTTTTTGGACTCACGCTGGTCGCAACAAGTCGGTTATCGCGCAGAAGAGATTTGCGAAATGATTGAGACTGGTGAATATGCCTCTGCTTAATATCAAAGTGCCAGCAGGCGTCGTTAAGAACGGCACAGAGTTGCAACAAGCGAATGCTTGGTCTGATGCCAATCTGATTCGATGGTACGAGGGAGCCATGCAGCCCATAGGCGGCTGGCGAGCTCGCACGACTAGCGCCTTGACTGGCGCATGTCGTGCGATGATTGCGTGGTTAGACAACAGTGGCAGCAGACGCACGGCTGCAGGCACACACACAAATCTGTACTTCGTTGCTACCGACTCCACGGTTACCGACATCACACCCGCAGGATTTACGGCTGGTAGTGCTGATGCTGTTCAGAACCTTGGTTACGGTGGCTCTACGTGGAACAGTTATACGTGGAACACACCTCGTCCAGATCGAGGTACGTACACACCTGCAACAACTTGGTCTTTGGATACTTTTGGTGAGTACCTGATCGGTTGCGCTACGAGTGACGGTAAAATCTATCAATGGGCCAATAACACATCTTCTGCAGCTGCATTACTAAGTAACGCCCCTACTTCTACTACAGCAATCGTTGTAACGCCTGAGAGATTCGTTTTTGCTCTGGGCGCTGGTGGTGTCGGTAATAAAGTAGCCTTTAGCGATCAGGAGGACACGAATACGTGGACTCCTGCATCAACCAACCAAGCTGGCTCGTTCACGCTCGCCACAAACGGCAATCTAATCGCTGGTCGCAGAATGCGCGGCGAGACGTTGCTTTTGACCGATATAGACGCACACGTTGCTCGGTATCAGGGCCCCCCCTTCGTTTATGGTTTTAGCCAAGTCGGTACGGGATGTGGCGCTATTAGTGCTGGGTCTTGTGTAGTGGCCGACCAGTCGGCTTTTTGGATGGGTAATAACGGCTTCTTTAGATACGACGGTACTGTGAAGCCTATACGCAGCGCGGTAGGCGATTTCATATTTGAAAACCTAAACAGCAGTCAGCGCAGCAAAGTTTTTGGTGTCTTAAATTCTCAGTTTTCAGAAGTCGTTTGGTTTTACCCATCTGCGGGCAGTAACGAAAACGACTCTTATGTGTCCTACAACTATGTTGAAGGGCATTGGCAGGTTGGCACCCTCGCCCGCACAGCTGGCTTTGATGTCGGTACGTTTGTTTACCCAAACTATGTAACGAGCGACGGTTACATATACGAGCACGAAGTCGGTTACATGTACGACACCGACTCAGAGGTTTTTGCTGAAACAGGCCCGATACAGCTTGGTAACGGAGACCGGATGGTTGTCGCCCGTAGCTTAATCTCAGATGAGAGCGCCAAGGGGGCTGTTACAGCCACTTTCAAGACGCGCAACTACCCTACTGCCGACCAATCAACTCACGGGCCATATACGCTCTCTGCTACGCCTACGTCGGTCAGATTTACAGGGCGGCAGGTAAATATGCGTGTGACTGGAGCCACAAACACCAGCTGGCGTGTTGGTGATATGCGTCTGGATGTTGCTGCAGGGGCGCGTCGATGAGTATTCGGTTGCCAAGCCCAGAACAGGCTTACGATGCGCAGGTTGAGCAGCAGCGAAACCTGCTCATCGAGCAGGCTGACAATTTGAATCATAAAAAGAATCAAGATGTAGAGGTTGGCGCTGCGCGGCTAATTTTGAAATCACCCAACGGCACTCGTTATTCGATCACCGTTGATAACAGCGGCACAGTAAGCGCGAGCTCAATATGAATGCAGTAGAGCAACAAACGGCTGCAGATGTGTTAGCCCCCTATCAGTCGCTGATTGAGTCGGCTTTGCAGTATTGCGGCGGCACTCACATCTACGAGGACATTGTTCAAGCTGTTGAGCTTGAACAAATGATGTTTTGGCGTGGGGAAAATAGCTGCATCGTAACTGAGGTTGCTGATTTTCCTCGCAAGCGCGTCCTCCATGTCTTTTTAGCGGCAGGCGATCTGTTTGAGCTAAAGGAGATGGAACCTAGCTTGCAGTTTTTCGCAAAGGCATTGGAGTGTGACGCCATAACGCTGTCTGGACGATCTGGTTGGGAAAGATCTCTTGTTTCTATGGGTTACAAAAAAATACACACGACTTTAGGGAAAGATCTCGATGGCTCAGAACAATAATCCTTTTTTGCCTGGGTACGTTCCCCCTGCATTTAATATCCCATCTACTCCCGGTGACGGTAGCCCCGGCTCTCTTAGCCCTGTTTTGCTAGGCGGGATCGGCGGTGCTGCGCCAGTGCGCAACACCACCCCTCAAAACATCTCTGATTTTTATGGTGGCGTGACCACTATAGGCCAGCCCGACGCAGGTTACTTCGATCAGTTTACCTTGCCTGGGGATAACCGAGCTTATGTCAGTTCTAGCCTTCCAGTAGCAGCTGCAACTGATGTCGTTGACACGCGCACCGATTACAGCGACCCCGAAATTTACGCAGAAATTCTCGGTCAGCTTCAAGGCATCTTGAATACTGGGGGCGCTTCCGCTGCTGATGTAAACGAAGCTATGAACGATGTCGTATCGGGTGGAACTTCTGAGGGTGGAAATACCGGAGGTGGAAATACTGGGGGCGGGAATACTGCCGACACTTACACAGACGCCTACGACACATATACGCCTTACGACCCAGTGATCGACGGGTCTACGATCATGTATGACGACTCAAATATCTTGGATCAGCTCGCAGATCTT